CACACCGCTTTTTACATCGATATTCGTATCGGTGACCGCAAAAATGGCTACCAGGAGGCTGCGTAATGAAGACTAAAGAATTACTCGACATAGCAAACTCGCTCAGTAATGACGACCTTTGCACGTTGATCAACATGGTTTCCGATAGGTTGTTCGTCTTCTACGGAGTGCATGACAACATGCAGCAAATGTCCGACGTGACTTTCGCCTGCATGAATGGAGCATCTGTCCAGATCAACACTGAGTCCGCGGACCAGGAGGATGCGTTCTCAGATGAGCCTTTGGACTGCTGCAAAGAAAATTTGAAAAGCGTGGAGTGCCACTAGTCGGCGTCTTTTAACTTCCTCATACGCTCAGCGTACTCGTTGAGCGTTTCTCCCTCCCCAAACTTTTTCTCCCACCATATCGCCCAGGAGTACTTGCCAGACGGCACTGGGCGACGACGTTTTCGCCAGGCCATTCGCGCAGCGTGTAACTTGATCTCCTCGCGCCAGTTTATTTCCTGATCAATAGAGTTCATCGGCGCCGAACTCCACAGGTTCTTTGAGGCCATACGGCTTGAGATCATCGCGCGCCTGGGCATCCATGCCCAACGCCAGTGCCTGCTCATTCCGGGCATGACCATACTGAATAGCTTCATCGCTCAGCGTGTAGACGCCAAAAGGATACGGGTGCATCTTCTCCTGCGCCAAGAAGTAAAACTTCTCTGCTGGCAATCCTACAAACTCGCACGCGGCCAGGTAAAAAGCAGCCTGCTGGTAGTACTTGAACTGGTTGATTGCCGCTCTAAAACCGCGGGGTGAGGCGTCACGGCACGTTTTGAGATCCCACACGTCGGTGCCGGTGTACCAGTCGAGCTTGGCTTTACACGGCTGACCACACCAGTTGAACACCAGCGTCAGCTCCACGCCGTGCTCCATTTTCGGAATGTATTCGCTGACAACCTCACGGCGCTCCATGCAAATGTCGAACATGTCCTGCTTGCAGGGTGTGCGATCGCCTAGTGTTGCCAACCAATCGGCATACTCTTCTTTGCCGGCTTTGGTGCGCCGGTCGACGTTTGGCTCTATTGCAAACTCATCAAAAAATTTGTCGTACTCTAGGAACACGGTGTGCTGCACGCGCCCTTCCAAGAGCGCCGGCGACTCTTTCATCTCGCGCTGGTGCTTCCATGTGTACGGGCACTTAATGAGTGTGGTGAGGTCGTGCGAACGCCAGGCGGGTATGCTGGCATAGGTTGGGTAGTCCAGATCTTCGTAAATGCCTGGTTTGAATTCCATAACTTCTCCTGGTTTTGAAAGGTCCCGCCTTGTAGGTCACGCGGACGGGAACGCGCTGGAGGGCGTGATGAAGACCCTGACCAATCACAAGCCTGCGATAACTCCAGCAAGGAAGCCAAACACGAAGACTGCAATCATCGCCCAGCTTGTGAACCGTGGGACGCTTAGCCAAGCAATCCCTTCATCCTGATTTATTCTTGCGAGGATCATCGCCTCGCGAGAACCTGAGATACCAAACAGCTTTGTTTTTATCCTCGTTAGCATCACCTTTTTTCCCCTGTCTCCAGATATATTTGAACGCTGCAATCTCAGCGTACTCTTCGACCCGCTTCTTGCCAAACGCGCTGACCATGGCGTCGATGCATTCGACATCACCCGACGCATAGTGCGCCGGGCTGTTAACCATGTCCGGGTTCTTTCGCGGTCTACCTCGCTTCGCCATTAAAACGGTACGTCCTCTTCAAAGTCATCTTCAATCACTTGAGCTGCAGGTGCCGCCGCGACAGGCTGTGACGCCGATTTACTCATTGCCGCCTGCATCTCAAAGCATGGCTCGACTTGCTCTTTGTTCGGCTCATCGCACCCTGCAATTTTCCATCTAACAAACGGGGGCAAATCCTCGAAGATGTCACACGCCTTTTTGCTTTTCTCGCTCGACTTGCCCGTAAACTCATCGATGTAATCTTCAAGATCGAAAATAGTTTGCTCGTTTTCAGTCGGGACTTTTTTCGGTCCGCCGTCCGCACAAAACACGCCTGTGACTTTGTCTTTACCGCCAGACGTGCGGCCGACGCCGATCTTGCACGACACACCCAGAATGCCAGTGAGGTCGAATCCTTCGAGTTCTGCTGGTTCAAAGATTTTATTTCGCCAGGCTTGCAAATCCCTCCGCAGAGCTGCTTGTTCATGCAGGCTCAGCCGGTACTCTTTGAACACTGACATCGGACGATCGTCCTCTGTGCGCGTATTCGGTAACTCCCACCAAATGTACACAGAGTGTTGTTTGGTCTTTTCGCCCTGGAACTCGTTCCAGTTTGTACCTGCATCTACAAGTTTGTAACAAATTGCATCATGCATTCCCTCTGGAACCGGCACATATTCGTAATCGCTGCCACCAGAATCAGTTGCAAGTATTGCCATCGCTTTTTTCCTATTGCTCGTTTGTAACGAATTGGACTATATTACAAACCTTTGGAATTTCGCAAGCAGGAAAAGTTGATGAGCTTAAAAAAGATTAGAAGCGGTCCAGGCAAAGACTTGTCTCGGCCGCTCTCAGGTAATTTGCGGGACAGTTTTCTTGGTTTCCTGGCTGACCACATGATGGAGCCAGACCCAAAAGAAGGACTGGTGGAGCACGGTCGCGGTAAAGCCTGGAGTGCATACGGCGGGAGAGCACGCAAGGACAAGGGCTGGTATTTACTGTTCCTGCACCAGGAAAGCCCCCTGGGGTTGTGCTTCGATTGGCGAGAGGGTGATGCACCGATCGCACGCTGGTCCCCTGACGGTCGAGAAGAGTTGACCGAGGAGGAGCGGCAACGTGAGCGAGAGCTTATCGAGCAGGCGCGCCAGGAGTTCATGGCCAAGCTCGCAGAGCAGCACGCCGCCGCGGCGAGAGAGTGTCGCAAGATCTGGAAGCACGCGGCAGAGGTAGAGGACCATCCGTACCTGACACGCAAGAACGTGCCCAACCTGGGTCTCAAGTTATCCACAGGCCCGGACTACGAGGGCTACTTGATCCTGCCTTACCGTGATGAAACCAAACAGATCGTCACGCTTTCCTACATACCGGCCGAGGTCGGTGAGCAAAAGTGGTGGCACAAAGGCGCGAAGCGCAAGGGCACCTATGCGCTGATTGGTGCAGAGCTGCTAAAAGATCCTGCGCGCATCAATTATGTTGAAGGCTACGCCACAGGCGCGAGCTGGTTTGAGCACCACAACAGAGAAGAGCCAGTGATCATTACCGGCGATGCCAACGGCATGGTCGATGTGCCGAAGCTGTTCGCAGAGTGGTATCCCGGCGCTACCCATGTCTTTATCGCAGACAACGATGAAAACGAAACGGGGCAAAAAGCTGCAGAGAAAGGCGCTAATGAGGTGAAGCTGCGCGGTGGCAACGCTGAGGTAATTATACCCGGTGACACGGGCGAAGACTTCAACGACGTGGCAATCAAGGGCGAGATCGTGGACAAAGACTTCCGCGAGCAGGCGGTAGCTGTCGACTACACTCGCAACAGTTCAGGCCGGGTCATGCAGACCAAGGAGAACTACGAGGTAGTGCTCCAAAAGAACGAGATCAACGTCAGCTACAACGTCATCAAAAAAGAGATGGAGATCGATATTCCAGGCATGTCGTTTATCAATGACCTGCAAGAGGACGCTATGCTCGCTGAGATTGAGAACCGCTGCATAAAAGAAATGCTCCCTCACGATCGAATGCGCGTGAATCTGCCGCTACTGGCGCGCGAGCACAACCCGGTCAAAGACTGGATAGAAGCTTTTGTGTGGGATGGCACGCCGCGGATTCAAGCGTTGCTCGACACGATAGACGCAGAGGACAACGAGCTGAAAGAGATGCTGATGCGAAAGTGGCTCGCGGGGTGTGCAGCGGTTGCCTGTCTACCCGAGGGCGCGAACCTAGAAGGCGTGCTCATATTCGTTGGCCGGCAGGCCCTGGGTAAGACGCAGTGGATGAAATCCCTGGCGCCAAACAAGGATTGGCTGCTGGAAGGCGCAACGCTTAACCCCAGCGATAAAGACAGTGTGAAGCACGCAGTGAGCCATTGGATCGTTGAGCTGGGAGAACTGGGCAGCACCTTTAAGAAGGCGGACATCGACCAACTAAAGGCGTTCCTAACTAAGAGCAAGGATGAGCTGCGCCTACCTTACGGCCGCACCTTTAGCCGATACCAGCGGCGCACAGCATTCTATGGCTCGGTGAACGAGCGTGAGTTCCTGGTCGATCCAACGGGCAACCGACGGTTCTGGGTAGTCCACGTCAACAACATAAACTTTCAGCACGGCCTGGACATGCAGCAGGTGTGGGCTGAGGTCCTCCACGAGGTGTACCGGGGCAAGCAGGATTGGTTCCTCACGAGCGAGGAGCGTGAGCGACTGCAGGCCAGCAATGAGATATCCAGGACACAAAGCGCGGTCGAAGACCTACTGTTGCAACAGGTTAACTTTGATGGGCTGAACACAAAGCCTGTGCAAATGGCCAAGCTGCTCGGTGATTTAGGGATACGCACCCCGCGGATGGCCGACTACAAAGAGGCGAGTCGCATACTACAGGAGCGTGGAATCAAGCCGCGCAAGTCTCACGGTAAGAAGATTTACGACGTGGAGTACTCCCCCGTAGATACCCCCGCCTCACCCCCGTACATGAATGACTTCTAATGGGGGGTAAGCACTGTACCCCCTGTACCCCGAAGCGCAAACTCGCAAACCCTTATCGCAGCTCGCTCTGCGCGATGGGTGGGGTGGGGTATAGTAATTCTAATGTTTATTATATTTATATTTATAAGGATAAAGGGCCTTGATTTAGCCCTTAAACGGCTGTATTCCTGGTCCCCATAGTATAAGGCGAAAATAAGACACCCTACCCCCCCCCATGCCAGGAGGAGCAGATGTTTAAGTATGACGAGTGTGAATCAGATCATTTTAATTATACGCATTGGCGGTGTGCGAATGATTGCGAGCGAGAAGCGTGGGGAGAGCGTAAACTTAATGACCGGGAAGCCCGAGCACTATTCCAACAACTGAAGGCAAGCGGATGGCTGAAAAAGCAATCGACAAACCAAAACGCGGAAGACCAAGAAAGAATAGACCAGCACTAATCGAACCCCCGAGCCAGTTCGAGGCAAACGACGAATACGGCATAACGGAGATGCAAAGCGCCTTCGTATTTTTTTATACCGAAGGCGCGTGCGGACAAACAGAAGCTGCGCGTAAAGCCGGGTTCAGTTTCCCAGCAGCAGCCGCAACGAAGATGCTCAACGGAAAAGACTTCCCGAAGGTGACGCGCGCTGTACGGATCGCCCAGGATGAAATGCGGGAGAAGTACGCCATCACGCCTGAAAAGACCGGCAGCATGTTATGGAAGATCGCCGAGACCAGCTTCGAGACAGGTGCGTACAACGCAGCGGTGAGCGCAATCAAAGAGCTGAACCAGCTCGCTGGTTTGACGATACACCGGAGCCAGAACCTCAACATCAATGCGAACATCGACCAAATGACTAAGGACGATATCAAGTCTAGGCTCAACCAACTGCTGGGCGTGCAGGACGATCTCGACCCGAAAGACCGCTGACAGTCGGGCCGGGAGAGAGGGGTGAGCTAAACCATAAAAAGGCCCTCTCCCTTTCCGCCCCCGCAAAATCGCCAAAAAAGCCAAAATTTGGCAAAAATCACCTAAATTATTGATTTGATTGCAGTTTTTTGCACGCAGTGGCAACTGTTTGCATACGCTCAGGGGTCGCCCCGTGCTCACGGCAGTAACCGGGCGCCGGCAGACCTGGTGCGCGAGCACTGAATCGCGCGTCTGACGCACGCAGAGCGCGCCTGAGAGGCGCGGCACACCAACCAATGGGTCTCTATGGGTCCAGAAAACAGGCCTGAAATCGCGCATACGGGCGACCCCCTACACCCCCTATATACGGTCGCGGCCGCGCGCCATGGCTATAGCTGAGTTTGGTACATTCAGTGATCAAAAAATTTCAAAGGGAAAGGGACCCTCAAACCATCGGCTGGAGTACATGCCGATTGACGGGGTGGCAAGAGGGTCCCAGTAGAGTCGGTGTGGAAACATCACCGCTCTTTCAATTTTGTACCATATTCCGCTACTATCGGCACTTCAGATAACGGTAGCCAGGCTGATCACAATGTATATGTCGCCTTACCAAAATTCGAGATCTCAGTTCATTCGCTATCAACAGCCTATGATGCAGCCTATGTTCCGACCGCAACCGGCGTTTATGGGACCTCGCCAGTACGCTCTACCGCCTCGCCAAATGCCACCACCTCAATCTCTTCAACCTCTTGTGAGCACATCTCAACCAATCGGTTCCCTATCGGGCGCGGGTGGGCAGTTAGGTCAACCAGCAAGCGGTGCGCCAGGACAAGCTCACAAGTCTTTGGAAGAGGTTTTGGCGGAGAAAGGCTTTCAGCTTCCGCAAAGGCCTAGCGGCCCCCAGACTCAAGACCATGTGATGCACGGCCCTGACCCGGTTACAGGCAGAATGCGTGGGGGCGGCAGCAGTGAGCGACCCTATTACAAAGCGATAGACGATTTTTACGCGCAAAATCCAGAAGCTTTAGAGATAGCAAAGCAGTTTGATGCTGACCCCGGCTCGTTTGGCTCAGTTGTTCAACACGGGCTGGCTCGTATTCCCACACAAATTGGCGGCGGAGTCCCAAACGGTTTGGCGGGACAATTAGGCGCCTCCATAGCTCAGCCTGCCCAAGCGCAGCCAGCGCAAGCAGAGCCTGCCCGTCTTAGTCAGCAAGGCATGGATCAGATGCAGCAAATGCAGGCGATGATGCAGCAAATGATGCAAATGATCGCTGCATTGAGCAATCGAGGTGGCTTTGGCGGTGGTTTTGGTGGTGGTTTTGGCGGTTACCAGCCTCCCATGCAGCAAACTCTTTTTGGAGGCATAGGCTCCATACCCATGGGCCGCGGCCTCTATTTCTAGGTGGCGGACAGTAGAAACAAGGGAGCCGCGTTCGAGCGCGCCGTATGCAAGCGCCTGAACGAGTTTTTTCTCGATGAGGGCATTGATCTTTCTGTGCAGCGAAACTTATCGCAATATCAGGCAAAGGATCTGTGTGACATAGAACTCCCTGGTTACGCGATTGAGTGCAAAGCGTATAAGTCTGGCTGGTGGCACCTTACCGCTTGGTGGGATCAGGTCTGCGCCGCGTGTGGTGATAAGACACCCATATTGATTTGGAAATTTAACAACAAACCTATTCGCGTGACTCTACCCCTACACGCTATAAATCAGCATTTGCCGGTTAATAATTCCTCGATCGCTGTAATTACTTTTGAAACTTGGCTTGATATGCTGCGACGAGACTTTGATTTCATGAGGCCAAACCGTGACATCGCGTGATATAGATATTTTCGGCGTGGACCCGCGTCCGCCGGCGAGACCTGAGTACGTTCCTCCGCAACGGTTCGATCAACTGCAGCAGTTTGTAGAGGACCCGAAAGGTTTCAATAGCCCAGAAGCGGTAGAGCGTCGATATAACCAGGGGCGCCAGGACATTCTCGATAAGCGAGAGCAGGGTGGCTACGGTAGGGGCGAAAATTTTGATCGTGAAGCGTATGAGTCAGATTACCGTAGTTTGAATCGTGCCTATGAAATGGGTATGCCGGCTAGGATTTTCCCAGCGTTTACGCCCTACTCTGCGAGAGAGGCGGATATGGCGGCTGAAATTGCTCAGTATGAGGGGATACCCACCCCGGAGCAGATGGGCGCGGAGCAAGTTTTGGCGAGAATCTCTGCCGATCGTAGCTTAGAGAAAGAAATTGCGGCCCTAGACCCTATTGGCAGGGGTGTTCAAAACATCGCTGGCGGGATAGGAAGTTTGCTGGGCCGTATAGGTGGCGACAGTTCAGGTAAGCAATTTATTTTGCGCGAAGAGGGCAGGGGGCCTGAAATCAAGTTGTTCCGAGAAGAGGCGCGTCGAGGTATGCCGGCTCAAACTGGGGTGACTGTAACAAGGCGGTTTTGATGAGCATCCGCGACGTAGACATCTTCGGGTACAGCCTGGGCGGTTCGGTCAGTGAGATGATGAACCCGGTAGAGCGCGAGTTGCCGCCTATGCCTGATATGCCTGACATGCCTGATATGGGCACTGTGCGCCGTATGGTTCGCATGATTGAGGCGCCGGCTTTGAACGCTTTGGGTGTTCCAGATGAAGACATCGAGTGGGCCGCGAATATCGGAGAGAAGTTATATCCAGGTGAAGGGTTGGACGGCCGCGGTGATGCAGCCCGACATTTAGCTCTGGGTGCTCTGCTGTCGCGTTCAAACGATCCTGAGTTGGCGCAGAAACTCGGTGATGCGAGAGAGATCCTCGACCCCCGTGGGCGCGAGATGGACAAGTTCAACAATCGAATAGGTATGCAGCTCTCAGGCTCCAATGAGGAGTTAGAGCGGCAAATCGTCAACATAATCGAATCGGGTGACGCCCAGTTTTACAATTTGGATGAGAGTATGCGCCGCCGTGGATACCAGGAAGGCGGCATTGTTTCGCTTGAAGACATTGGAATGCCCACGTTTGAGAACCCTGCGATTTTTGAGGACCCGTTACGGCGATTGACTGAGCCGGTATCCCCTGATTTGGGACCCCTACAGCAGATCGTTCCCGAAGAGGAAGGTATTAGGGATGTTTTGGAGCGCAAACTTGCTGGTGCTCTGGGTGATGATCGACGGGATTTTAGGCGCGCGGAAAATTTGCTGTTAGCCAGCGAGTTTTTGCCGGTAGCAGGTGATGTGGGCCTGGGTGTAGATGTCTCAGATGCGTTTGAGCGCGGAGATACTCTAGAGGGCGGCATTATGGCGTTGCTTGGCGGAATACCGCTGGTAGGCGGTATGGCACGTCGAGGCATAAAAGGACTGCGTCTCAGCGAAAAGTTTGATAGCGGGATACCTACAGAGGGCCAGGGGCACTCAATACCTTCTGAATTGCTTGTGAAAGGGGCTGGAGAGAAGCCAACAACCCCGGTTGTGCAGAAATTTACGCCTCAAAACACTCAAAAGGTGATGCAGAGCATCGATGAGGTCAAGATTCAGAACGCTCAAGCCATGGATACACCAGAAAACTGGTTGAACATGGAGAATCAGGCGTTTGGTGGTGATTTTGTACCCATGCCTCCCCTAGAGGCGATCAATTACCGTAACAGTCCAGAGTTGTTGGCTGAAAAGCTCAAAAAGCTTACGCCAGATTTGAAAGCTGGCGTAGATGAGGGCTTTGGTTACGTCCAGCAGATCAGAAATGTCTACAACTCAGGCCAATCTGACCCGGAAATGACTGGGCGGTTGATGTTGTGGGGCATTTTGTCCCGCGGTGCCGGTCCTGTACAGCAAGAATCAGCGTTTCTTGATGTAGTAGACGCGGCCAAGCCATATATCCAGAAAGCTTTGGCTGGTGATTTTACAGCCCGAGACCTCGCGAACTGGAAAAAGATGGCGAGCACGTTGTTGCCAGAAGGATCGCCGGCGAAACAAGTGACGATGAACGTCAACGCGGCAGGCAATTTGCTGCAGGCACTCAGTAAGCGCACTGGACCAGAACAACAAACCGCGCTCGGCCGGCTGCATGACTTGATGGCTAACCCAGAGGTCAGCGGTCGACAATTCCGTCGTGAGTTTTTTGAGCTGACAGATTCTCCTGGAATCGACAACAAGGTAGTAAGCTTCATCGGTCTTGTGGGCGGCAAAGACGATATGTTGGTTATGGACCGCATTCAGTCTAGGCACCTTTGGGACGATGGCCGATTCGGCGGTAGCAACATATACGACGGCGTGCCTATGGGGCAGGCCAAGACCAAAACCGGCCTCGCGAAGATTCTCGGGGGACCGCGGGGCATATTGCTGACGGAAAGTTTGGAAGATGGCCTGGGCGACACAGTGCGCCAGGCTTACGAGATGATAGGTCGTCCCCAGGACGCAAGCATCGGCCGTATGCACTGGGAAACTTGGGTGATCGAAGGCAACCAGGCTGTGTCTCACAGCACGCTGCAGTCCGTTCTGAGAGGATCTCCGATCGGCGGTGGAGTCACAGAGGGCAAGCTTGGCACGTTCAGCTCTGGCGCCACATATCGCATGGGAGCGGCTGGTCCGATTATCGAATACCCGCTCTCTGACGGCACAAAAGTTCGGATGACCCCGGAGCGATTTCAAGAATTTTTGAGTGTGGTAAAAAAGCCTGGGACTGGTATAGTGCCCAAACAATTCAAAGTCTCGCAGGTTACCAATAGACCATGGTACGAAAGCGACGGCGTAGATAGGGAAAAGTTAGATGAACTCGCAAGACAATACCAAGACGCAAACCCCGACGGAAGTCTTCGATCAGGCGCTCCGCGGATTGTCAAAGGTGCCGACACCGTTTCTCAGCGAAGGGGAGACTTCCTCCGCGCTCTCAGAGTCAACCGAGCAGCCAGTGGGCTTCCGGGACGAACTGATGCAGGAGATACTGAAAGACAAGCAGGGACTTACCTACGAAGAGTTGGATCGAAGACTGGATCTACTCGGCTTTTAGAATTAGATCCTGATCCAGAGGTAGTATCTCAGTTTGAGTATGCTGGCTTAAACGCGCCAGCAATCAGACAGGTCGACGCGGCCGAAAACGCAATATCGTACAACCAGGCGATGACTAATTCCCTGGCTGGTGATCCCACCGCACCCCAGGTAGAAATAAAGAGTGCTGAGGACCTGGCGCAAATGCGCTTGTTTCAAACGCCCTCTGGTAGTGGCTTTGCGATAAAGCCCGACGGCGACATTGTCGCTGTGTACGCCTCCTCAGAAGAACCCAGGAAGGGCGCTTACGCAATGCTCGAAGCCGCGGTCGAAGCCGGCGGTAGGAAGCTAGATGCGTTTGATACTTATCTGCCAAAAATTTACGAAACGGTTGGGTTCCGTCCAGTATCTAAAATCGCCTGGAACGATGAATATGCGCCGCCTGGTTGGGACAAAGAGGTATTCAAGGACAGCAACAACGGCGAACCGGATGTAATCTTTTTCGTTTACGACCCGGATTACACCGGCATGGGCGGGTCTGTCGACCTGCCGTATAGCGCAGATTATGACGCTGCAGAGGCCATTCAGGCCGCTGAAGTCGAAAAGATGCGCGAGCGCGTCGAAGAGGTTTTGGGACCTGCGAAGTTTCGCCGCGGTGGTCCCGTGGGTATCCAGGGCATATTTACCCCTGATTTTGCTTCAGCGGCTGAGGTGCCGATCGATGATGGAATCGGCAGATTACCGACTATGCGTAGCCGGGCTGGAGGCGATCCTATGGAGTCGGGGATAGTCCGGGTTCGTTGATACGGCGCTGCTGTTTCCAGGTTCGTATGATGTAATCTGCTTCAGGCCCAGCGTCGTGCTCCAGGTCAAGCACATGGCGAAAAAGCTTGGTAGCTTTCGGTGAATCCATCGTGTGCTGCATTCTTAGTGCGGCCATGTCCAGGGTGGCAAAGTATTTATCCATCAGTCTTCCTCCTTGTGCGCGGTGCAGGTTTTTTGGCCAGTGCGTCTCGGATCTCGGTGAGCAGACGCTCAATACTGGCGAGGTAGTCGATTAGAACCTCTGCGTCGTCACCCTCGACCTCTACGGTAATTTTTTTGCTCACAGTCCCTCCAGAGCTTTTTCTACGTTCTCGTTCGCTAAGAATGTTTCATGTGAAACATTTATTAGGTCCTCTCGACCAAGTGCTTTGGCTTTGGCCTTGATTGCATCGAGTGATTCTTTTCCGGCTAACCACGCACGGTGATCGTCGCTGTACTCATAGAACCAGTCGTGTTTGATGAGCATCTTTTTGAGACGCTCTGTTTCGTATTCTCGGTTATCCATGTCTCGCTCCCGGTTTATGGTTTTCTTTCGTTCGATGGCTCGCTCAAATTTATCGGTTTTCTTCCTTTCTATGACTCGCTTCGATTGCCTGGTTTTCTAACACACTGTGGCTCGCTCGCGTATCTTGGGTTCCTTATTGGCTATGGCTCGCTGTATGTTTCTGGTGTTCTAACACCCTCTGGCTCGCTTTGTAAGGACGGGTTGCTATGTCCTTCTGGCTCGCTTGTTCCTCCCGGTCGTCTAGTCCGTGATGGCTCGCTTGACTGCGTTGGTTGCATCATATTTGATGGCTCGCTTTTGATTCCCGGTTTTCTAAACTGGTATGGCTCGCTTTGCGACTATGGTTTTCTTGCGACCGCTGGCTCGTTTTGGAAACTTGGTTTTCTACTTTCGCATGACTCGCTTTCTCATTAAGGGTGTCGTTTAGTTCTCATGGCTCGCTTCAATTCCCTGGTTTTCTAACACACTGTGGCTCGCTCAGATTCATTGGCTTTCTACACCACTATGGCTCGCTTTAGGGTGCTGGTTTTCTCAATGCCAATGGCTCGCTTTCTTCCGCTGGTTTTCTGTCTGCAAATGGCTCGCTTTATCCCTCTGGTTTTCTTTTGTTCCATGGCTCGCTATTGCTCTTTGGTTTTCTCCCGCCATCTGGCTCAAGCAACCTTGTGATTGATCCCAAGCTTGCCCTTGGAGTATTCGTCAGCAACTGGCAACCCTTCAAGCTTACGCCACGCAACATACAAATCCGTTAGGAATCGTTTGACGGTGTAGCGTATTGCCATGTTGTTGAGGTGCGCCTTGCTCTTTTCAGAGTGTGCCGGCATGTGCGTGATGCGGTGCTTGTAGTTGTCGTAGATGTCTCGGTATGGCCCTTTGGTTTTGACAAAGGACGATCCCAACACGCCGATCAGTTTGGTCTTGAGGAACGGGTTGAACGAAATACCTTTCTTGGTTTGTTCGTTTCCGTCCGCATCGATGTAAGTCGAATCGACCAGGTGCTCTTTGACCCGAGACCTACCTTTGCCGCTGACCACATCGAGTCCTGCATATTTGTGCAGTGAGCTTGGGTACTCTGCTTTGTGAATGTCAAAGCCTGAGATGATGACCGCGGCCATGGTCGGCCCTACCCCAGTCACGTCCTCCAAGAACGTTCGGTATATCGGAAACTCTTTTACCGCGTAGGTAATCTGTTTGAGTGCGGTGTCTTCCGCAGCCACAAGGTCGAAGTATTGCTGCACCAGAGAGAACTCGCTGTACTCGCTAATCAGACCATCCTGCTTGAACCGTCGAGGGTTCATGCTGGCAACGCCATCGGTGATCTTCTTATAGCTCACCCGCAGATTTGATAACAATAGTTTTGCGTCGGCGTCGAGGGTGTCCTCGGACTGACTCGGCTCCTGGCCGATCTTGATCTTAAAGTTGGCAACGATATTGTTGCCTACGCGGATGCGAGTCTTCTGCATAGAGTAGAACCCGTTGACCGCTGCCTTTAACATTTGTTGTTGTGAATTGCTCATCATCTTTCTCCGTTTTGTTTGAAAAGCAAGCCGACCTTACCACAGTTGGAAACGATTGCAACTGGTTCCAAACAGTTGCATCAGTTTTATTTTACACCTACAATTTAGTTTTTGATGGAGGCCAACATGACAATTCGACCAATCAAGCAGATCAACAACATCTATGGCTATGTTCGCGTGTCCACGCAAGAGCAGGTTCGCTCTGGCGTTTCGCTGCGTCAACAGCAAGATGCAATCAGCGCGTTTGTGCAGGAGAAGTACAACCGTGAGGTTGATCAGTTTTTCATCGATGACGGTGTAAGCGGCACCCGACCGATCCTGGAGCGACCAGGGTCCAAAGATTTGACCGACACAATCGATGAGCACGACATCGTTGTCTGCACCCGCCTCGATCGATTGTCGCGAACAGCGAATGACTTATTAAACACCATCCCGCACCTGGAAGACGCCGGCGTAACGCTTTTCTTCTGTGAGCAGTTTGGTGACGTACCGATCTGCTACCCTAAGGCCAAGGATGGCAAGGGTCTGCGAAACCGTTTTGATATGAATGACATGGCAAATAAAATCATGCTGATGGTCCTATCTGCCGTAGCGGAGATCGAGCACGCAACCATCAAAGACAGATTCGCTGAAGGCAAATGCGATTGGGCCGGCCGCGGATATTTTATCGGCGGCACTCCTCCATACGGCTACAAAGTCGAAGAGGAGCAGCACGGCAACAAGACCCGTAAAAAGCTGGTGCCGATCGAAGAGGAGCAGCGAGTTCTGAAAGTGATCTATGCCCTGGCGGATCGGGGCAAGAGAGCAAAAGCCATCGCGAAAGAGTTGAAGTCTTTCCACGGCACCGATCTGCCCTATCACAAGATTCAAAAGATTCTGGACCGTAAAGTTCAGGGTATCCCTAACGCCGCTTAATTATTATGATGTTGGCTTCTAGTTGGAGGCCAACATGACCGCGATCGAAGATATTCAAGAAGCAATCCGCACGATGGAGGCTTCGCTCGCTACCGACTTCATGACAGATTCGGTGCGAGAAATTATGACGACTGCCGTTGCCCTTTTGAAAGACGCCGAGTCTCAGTTAGAAGATGGCTAACATAAACGGCTGGGGCCGTGGCACTTGGGGTGAAGGCGCCTGGAACGAGGCGATACCCGTCGAACCTGCTGGCCAGGGGATTACATCTAGCCTTGGGTCTCCGTCTGTTGTAGCAAAAGCCACCGTCACTCTTACCGGGCTAGGGATTACCTCCGGGCTGGGTGCTCCGACCGTTGTCGCAAAAGCGACGGTCTCTCCTGCCGGCCAAGGCATCACATCCGGGTTGGGCGCACCCACGACGGTTGCGAAAGCCAACGTCACGGCGGCAGGACAAGCAGTCACAGCCGGCGTCGGCAGTATACAAATCGTCGCGAAAGCGATCACACAGATTCCGGTTATCAGCGGCATATCGTCTGGGCTAGGATCTCCAACGACGGTTGCAAAGGCTAACGTGTCGTTAGCGGGTCAAGGCATAGCCTCGGGGCTAGGCGTTGTGACGACCAAAGGCGACAACAACGTCTCCGTGACTGGCCAGGAAATCACGTCAGGATTAGGTAGTCCAACCACTGTCGCAGCGTCGATCGTTCAGGTCGAGGGACAACAAATCACTTCCGCTTTGGCGGATGTTCTTGTGTGGGCGGAAGTAGACACAAATCAGACTCCAAACTACACTGAGGTAGATGAAAGTCAGACGCCTGGGTTCTCAACGATCAGCACAAGTCAAAGCCCAGGCTACACAGAGATAGAAGCGGCATAAAGTCGAGGAAGCAATATGGCAGTTTTTACAAACGATTTACGGCTCACCGAATTGGCCACTGGAGAGGGGTCAGGAACCTGGGGCACGACTACAAATACAAATTTATCGTTGCTTGCAGAGTCGTTCTCTTTCGGCACAGAGGCAATTACTACAAATGCAGATACGCACACTACTACGATTGCTGATGGCGCTACTGATCCTGGGCGCTCTCTTTTTCTCAAGTACACTGGAACCCTTGATTCTGCTTGCACCATAACCATCGGCCCGAATACCGTCTCGAAGCTGTGGCTTATAGAAAATGCAACAAGCGGCTCACAGAGTATAATCGTTAGCCAAGGTTCGGGAGCGAATATCACCATTCCGAATGGCCAGACGAAGGCCATCTACTCGGATGGGGCGGGAAGTGGCGCAGCAATGGTTGATGCGTTTCAAGACCTGTCGATTCCAGATCTTTTTGTCGATGATGATCTGACCGTAGGCGATGATCTGATCCTTTCCTCCGACAGCGCAATCATAAAATTTGGCGCTGATGCTGACACTACGCTTACGCATACAGATGGAACGGGCCTTACTCTTAACAGCACAAACAAATTTACTTTCGGGGATGCCGCGTCTTTTGTACAACAATCAAGTGACGGGGTGCTTAGAATTGATGGTGAGGCAACTATTGACCTCAACGCATCTACTGCTGTCACTGTAAGTAACGATCTAAAACTAGACAGTGATTCTGCTGTATTGGGTTTTGGCGCAGATAATGATACGACACTCACGCACACAGACGGCTCTGGTCTAACGCTGAACTCTACAAACAAGTTGATGTTCAACGACGCGAGCCAGTTCATCCAAGGTTCTTCTGCCACGGTCTTGTCGCTGGGTGCGACGGATGAGATTGATCTTACGGCCACGTTGATCGACATTAACGGTAATGCCGACGTATCAGGCACTGTGACCGCGACAGGCACGTCTTTATTCGCAAACCTAGACATCTCAGGCGACATAGACGTAGATGGCACCACCAACCTAGATGTCGTGGACATTGATGGTGCTGTGGATATGGCGTCTACCTTAGCTGTAGCTGGCGTAGTCACTGCCAACGCTGGCGTAGTCGTAGACAACATCACGATTGATGGGACTGAGATTGATCTGTCCTCTGGAGACCTGACCATAGATGTTGCTGGTGACATCAAACTAGATGCAGGGGGAAATGATTGGATATTCTTGAATGGCGGAACGGCCATTGGTCGGATCATAAATAGTTCCAGTGATTTTGTAATTCAATCAGACGTTGCAGACAAAGACATCATTTTCAAAGGTGACGATGGTGGTTCTGGAATTACAGCCCTGACCCTTGATATGTCAGATGCGGGTGCGGCTATATTTAATAGCAGCGTGACTGCTAATCCTTCTGGCGGTGTAATCACACTTGGCGCAAATGGTCATATCACATCTAAGCAAAGTCTTGATACCGTTACAGCGGGTGGACGTTACATGGGTAGCTCAAACCGTGGCTTACTTGGGCAAATGCGTATTGAGCAAACGGCAAACAGCGCGGATGGAGGGTATATTGCCCTTGACACAAGTGCTGTCGGCTCTACATCTCCAACTGAACGCTTCCGCATAGCCTCAGATGGCTCTCTATCTACTCCAACGTTAGGAACCTCAAACGTCCGCTTTGGTCTCAACGCAGGTAACAGCATTACCTCTGGCGGCAACCTTAACACCGTTATAGGCGATGAAGCGGGTACGGCGATTACTACGGGTGATAACAACGTAGCTGTTGGATATGCAGCAGGTGATGCTCTTACTACGGGCGAAAAAAATATAGTCCTTGGCGTAAATGCTCTAGGGTCTGACACCACGGGCGGTAGAGCAATTGCTGTTGGACAGGGTGCGCTTACTGCTCAAAATTTTACTGATGGAACAGCTAACTACAATGTAGCAGTTGGGTACGAATCAGGTGCAGCAATCACCACGGGGGTTCGCAATACTCTAATCGGCGGCCTTACTGGTGATGCCCTTACGACAGGTAATAACAATACGGCATTAGGTTTCAACGCTTTAGCAGCCGACACATTAGGCGACAGATCCGTTGCCATAGGCGTTGATGCACTAGCGACTCAAAACTTTACGACCACCACAGATAATTACAATGTAGCGGTAGGCTTCCAAGCAGGTGTAGCAGTCACCACGGGACTGAATAATACGATTATCGGAGGTCTTGCTGGTGATGCTATAACAGCGGCTAATGACAACGTGGTTGTTGGAGTAGGAGCAATGACTACCAACACATTGAGCAGTGAAAACGTAGCTATTGGTAGGTCTGCACTTCAAGAGCTTAACCACACCACGGCAACTAATGGTTACAACGTAGCTGTCGGTTCTGATGCTGGTAAGTTAGTCACCACGGGAGTCAGCAACACCCTGATCGGCGCTCTTGCTGGTGATGCGCTGACTGATGCTGATTTTAACGTAGCTGTGGGTCAAGGCGCTTTAGGCTCAGATACTCTGGGCAGTAGAAGCGTAGCTATCGGCTATCAAACGTTAGTCGCGCAAAACTTCACCACAGCCACTGAGGTTTATAACACTGCTGTCGGAATGTTCGCGGGAGGATCAGTTACCACGGGAGTAAGTAACGATATATTTGGTGGTCTTGCGGCTGACGCGCTAACTGTTGGTAGTTTTAACAGTGTTTTTGGGCGTTCCGCATTAAGTGCAGATACCAAAGGTAATCATTCTGTGGCTATCGGCCACGCTGCTTTGGCGACTCAGAACTTCACTACTGCTACAGATGCTTACAATGTGGCAGTGGGTTCTCAAGCAGGTAACGACATCACCGTGGGAGTCCACAACGTCCTTATCGGTGGACTTGCTGGAGATGCCATTACTGAAGGAGCACGCAACACAGCGGTGGGTACGTTTGCTTTAACGGCTGACGTTTTGGGGGCAAGAAACACTGCGATGGGCTACTCTGCTCTAGGCACGCAAAACTTTACCACGGCCACTGAGTCTTACAACGTCGCAGTTGGTTACGAGGCAGGCGGCGCAGTCACCACGGGAGTCAACAACACGTTGATTGGTGGCCTTGCAGGAGATGCTTTAACAACGGCTGGTAACAACGTCGCGATAGGTTATCAAGCGCACTCCACTGACGATCTAGGCTCTCGTAATGTTTCTGTGGGAACAGAGGCGTTATCTGATATGAACTTTGCTACCGCAACCGACTCCTACAACGTTGCAGTGGGCGATCAGGCAGGTAAAAGAGTCACCACGGGACAATACAACACCCTCATTGGTGGCCTAGCTGGTGACGCTCTAACAGACTCAGACTTTAGCGTAGCTTTAGGATACGCAGCATTAACCTCCGACACTTTAGGAACTAGAAGTGTTGCGTTAGGTAGTTTTGCACTTAGTCAACAAAACTTCACTACGGCTACAGAAACCTTAAATACTGCTGTTGGTCATAGTGCTGGTGGCAACGTCACCACGGGAGTTCGTAACGTCCTCATCGGAGCAGAAGCAGGTGATGCCCTGACTGATGCTGATGATAACGTCGTTATTGGAATGGGTGCTTTATCCGCAGATACTTTAGGTAGCGGCTCTGTTGCGGTTGGTAAAGGTGCGTTAGCCTTACAAAACTTTACTACAGCTACAACC